CCCATATAGAATGGGTCTTTGGAGGAAGTGATTATCTCTCCTTAATTTGCTAATCATTGTTAATTTCCAGATTTGTTTGCGATTTCATCTTAGATTTATTCTCAGAATAGTTATAAAATAACATATCTGGGGGTGAATTTATTGTTTGATTTTTGTAAGTACGTCAAGAATTAACCATTTTTGTGAGTTTGATGGTTTCTAAGCTCACACCAAATTTTTCTTTAATATTAAAAAGTAGTTATAAAATACAAAAACAATATAAAAACCAAAAATAAACTGCAGGAATAAGTCGTAAGTCAGGCTAGAGAGAGTGGTTTCTCTCTTGAAAAATATACACCCATACTTTCAGTAGTATACTTGAAATGTAACTCCATTTCATTTGCACATTTTGGTAGTCTGGGATTTAACTTTTCTCAAGTTACTTCTCAAGTATTATAGAGATCGGGTTGTCCGGTGGCCGTCGGCAGTCTTAAAAACAGGTCTTTTTAAAATTAATGAAAATGAAGTTCCCCGCTAGTCATGATAAACGTTTTGTAAGCTCCCAAACTAAAGCAAGTGTAGGCACCAGTGAAGAACCTGGTTACCGCACAAAAAGTGCTATGAATGAAATGAATCTTAAGATTATTATTTTACGCATTTTTGAGTATTTAGAAGAAGTGAACATTGATGATATTGATATTAGCAACAACACTTCGCAATTAGGCGAATTTATTGAAATTATCCAGCCCCAGGGCAATGGATTTAGTTTTGATATTAAACACAAAATAGTTTTAGAGAATCTTAATCTTGGAGAATTTGTAGAGTCACTTTCTGCAAAATTCTCTGGAGGTCTAGAAAAATTTAAAGCTTTAATGAATAAACTTGGTGAAATAGGTGAGATTTTCTTTCCTAGTGATCAAGAGTTTTCTATACAAATGGAGGTTATTAATCTCAGTGTAGTTAGCATAGCTATTGGTATGATAGATGAAGGATGTTACCGTCATGTAGATGGTTGTCCTAAATGCAACATACAGCGTTACGTTGTTAATGCTTGCATTTTTAAATCTTTCACCAATTTTATTAACAGTATGGGTCGTCTACTATTTGAAGAAGGTTTTATTGACAAAGTAGTAGAAGCACAGTATAAACATTTTGATCGTATTTTCGATCTTATTCATTACTTAACACGATATTTCTTTAATCAAGATTTAAGAGAAGAAGAGGTGCTTCCTCAAGGTAATTATAATGATGATAATCATTTCAATATATTGGTTGAACTCTTTGAAGAGTTTACAGGATATAAGGCAAGGTCTGCTTTTCCATCTTTACTGCGAAATGTTATGACTTATAGCGGAAAGAAATTGCGTACTATTAAAGAATTGGTAGCATATATTACTACTACTATAGGCGATTTTCTTAGGAAAATATATGGTAAGGATAACTTCTTTGAATATTTTATGGTTGCAGGCGTTGATGAAGACGTCCTCGACATGTACAATAAAAGTAACAAATTAGCTTCTGAGATAAGGAGAGATCCCTACTCCACTGATGTGTATTATTCGGAGTTGAATTATTTGAGGAAAAATATACTTAGTAAATCTAAAAATATAGAGAAGGGTAGTGCCCACTCTAGAGTTATAGATATATGTATGCGTATTTTACACGAAGCTGAAAATTATCTCAGGGAAGCTAACGTTACTAGAGGAAAACATAGAGTAGAGCCAGTAGGTATTATACTTGTTGGTTCTCCTGGTGTAGGAAAATCAGTACTGATGGACAGGCTTGTTAAGCTCACAAATGAAATTACTGTACCTAGCATTTGGTTAGATGAATGCAGGTCCGAGCCGGATAAATTCATATTCCAATTTCCTACGGATAAATTTTGGGATACTTATAATAATAAATGTTGGACTGTTAAGGTAGATGACATTTTTCAAAAGAGAGATACGGCAAATACTGAAAATTCTGAACCTTTAAATATTATTAAAATGATAAATACCGAACCCTATTTGTTACAAATGGCAAATGTCACTGAGAAGAATACTGTTTTCTTCGAATCCAAGTTTGTTTTTGCAACATCCAACATGGCTGATTTTTCCAGGTTGGAATCTATTAACAGTTATAGTGCTGTTGAACGTAGGTTCCACCTTAAGTTACATATTAGGCTTAATCCCAAGTATGAACGAGAAAAAGGAAAGATTGATAAGGACAAGCTTCCTATAGAAGAAATCGCAACATTTAATAAATTATCAACTATGCCTGATATTATATTAGGTACCTCATATCCTGATGATTTATGGATCATTGAAAGAGAGATATCTAAAGAGATGTTTGAAATAATGAGTATAGAAGAAGTATTGCTGTTTATAAAGAACAAGCACAAAGAACACTGTACTAATTATCAAATCAATAGTTATTCAAGTATAAGAGCGCATAGAGATTTGATTAATAAGTTGCGCGATAATCACGTACATCCACAAAGTTCATTGCTACAGGGTTGGTTCGGCGGCAACATTTCGTACGACGATGACAATATTGTATCCTGTGTTGAGAATTTCGAAGAATGTGAATCTGAAGAATCTTGTTCTAACTACGAAGATATTCCCCCAGGTCTGCAAAATTTTTCTTCTCTATATGACGCCTTACCATCTTCTGAAGTTAGAAAATTTACCAATGGTATTAGTTATATATTTAACAAAGTGGGTTATGGATTGTATTCGAAGGACCCTCTTAAGTATTTTGAAGCTTTCTATAATTCCCTTGATAACGAAGCAAAGATATTTGTTTGTACACGAATTATGACATTTAAACCGTCAGATCTGGATGAATTGAGTACTCTATTAATGGAGTACTTAGAAAAGGGATACTCTTTCAATACTACTGGAAGAGGTATTACTTTTGAGATGCTTGTTTTACCAGCGTTCTATGCAGCAGGTGTCAATATTAAAGACCGAACTGATGCCGGTCAGAAGTACAGTGTATTTATGCGAGTTCTTAAAAACTACTTAGCCAATTTGGCTACGTCGTTCTTGTTTGGTACTGTCATCTGTTACGTCTCAAAGATCATTCGTAAAACTGTTGTTTGGATTTATACGTATTTAACTTCCGATGATGGAAGTAATCAAAAATCCAAAGACGAAAAGATATATGGATTGTCTAAGCATCACTTCAATGGTACTCGTAATGAAAAGAAAGATCAGGATTCTTATGTTGTTCATAGTTCACAAGATGGCATTTATGAGTCACAGGCTGATCTCAACAAGGATATTGAACTTCCTAATTTTAGAGCTTCAGATCTTGGGCATAATAGTCACACAACTGATATATTAGTTAAAACACATAACAAATATTTTTATATATTGTACATCAATTATAATATTGGTTCTGGTTTTAAATGCAAGAAAATGGGTCACTCGGTCAATATTCTTGGGCAATATTATGCTATACCATGTCACTTTCTTTATGAGATAGATGCGCTGAGAACAGCACACCCAACCCTCACTGGAGAATTGATATTTTCTAGTCCTACCAAGAAGAAGAAATACAGAATATCATTAAGTGATGTATTTTCACAAAACTTAATAAGGAGTAGCACGGCATCACTGGATAATGACGTGGTGTTATTGAAGTTACCACAGGCTCATATGACGAGTGTAGGCATTTTTCCTCATCTTCTTAAGGAGTGCGATTTAGCTAAATTAAGGTTATCCTCAAATTTCCATATCAATACTCTAACTTCTGGGTTTGATGATGCCGATATACCCGCTGTTTATGTTAAGAATAATTATACTACAGCAAGGCTTCGTAAGGAACCTGTCGTGGTTAAAGCTTCATGGCCAGATACTTTAGAACATTATGCTTTAAATGAGACCATTATGTACCATGGAAATTTCGCTAAGGGTGATTGTGGCTCTTTGGTTTTCTATAATGCGACTACGTTTGAAAATAGAAATATATTAGGTATACATGTTGCAGGTACTGAAAGAACTGGTTTTGCTGTATTGTTAACTCAGGAGATGGTTGTTTCATTGATAGATAAAGATGAGATATTTTATTTTGAAGAAGAATCTCCTAAAGAAGTTTATGAACATATAGCCGTCATTGAACCACAAGGAGGTGTAGTACCGACCGGAAAGGTTGCTCCTGCGCCCACAGCATGTTTAAGCTCTTCGTTGAGAAAAAGCGAAATATATGAACATATTAGGAAGTTGTATCCTGAAGCCAATTATAAGCCAGCTAGGTTAACTGCTTTCGTTAGAAATGGTGAGATAATTGACCCTTCTTATAATTCTTATCTTAATTATGGTAAGGACCCTGGATGTGTACAAATATATGTAGTTAATGTTGCCACTGATATGTACAAGAATAACTTGTATAACTTGGGAAATGTAGACAATCGTTACCCCAGAGTGTTGCAAGCTAGGGAAGCATTAAAGTCGTATGGATTTATGAGTCCCATTAAGAGCTCTACTTCTTCAGGATATCCAGCTAATGCTGGCTATAGAGATATTAAGAAAGAATACGCTATGGCATTGGAAGAGGGCGATACAATAAAAGAAGAACTTTTGATTGCAGAGATAACTTCAGAGGCCAATATAATAATTACAAAAATGTTATCGGGTAAAAGACCTATGTTTCTTTATACCGACAATTTGAAAGATGAGAAGCGCGAATATCAGAAAGTTTTAGAAGGTAAGACTAGATTATTTTCAGGGTCTCCTTTCTATTTACTACTTCTTTTTAGAATGTATTTTGGGGATTTTATGAATTTTTATTATGAAGGCAGGATTTATAATGGTTCTGCTATAGGTGTTAATCCTTATGGTACTGATTGGGACAATATGGCTAGATGGCTTCTTGGTAATCAGACTTTTAATTGTAAAAAGATTTTTGGTGCTGGGGACTATTCTAAGTTCGATGGATCAGAACAACCACTTATACTTAACAATGTTTATGATATCATTGAAACTTTTTACGCGACCAGGAGTAAAGATGTAAATTATAAAGATGCTAAGAACATACGTAAGAAGCTATGGTTAGAGATAACCAACTCTAGGCACGTATTCCAAGCTAATTATTATGAATGGCATGCTTCAATGCCTAGTGGTAATCCCATGACGGCACTGATAAATACAATGTATAATAACTTAGCTCTTAGATGCTGCTATGTACTTAGTGGAAATAATATCAGAGAATTTGACAATTATGTCCGTATGGTAGCCTTAGGGGATGATATAGTTTATACAGCACATCCGAAGATACATGACACGTTTAATGAGATATTAATGCCTGGATACATGAGTGTTTTAGGTCTCAAATATACCACAGAAACTAAAGGAGAGGCAACTCAGTCATTTAGATATATAAGTGAAGTAGAGTTTCTTAAGCGCTCCTTTGTGATTGATAAAGCTTTAAATAGATGGATAGCACCGAAGCGTTTGGAAAGTTTATTTCCATCGCTTTTATGGACTAAGAAAGGACAACTAAGTACTGAGATAAGTGTTAGCAATATATTTGATTATGCTAAAGAGTTATCTTTGCATGATTTGGATACTTTTGATAAATATTTACAACCAGTACTCAGTTTGAAAGAAATATACTACTCTAACTATCCTTATCCACGTTATTTTCCAAAAGAGCATAGGGCTCTGCGGTTATTGACTTTAAATGAGGACTATTCCGATTATGCAAAATGGTAATTTTATTATTATTTATTTTGTTAATTGTATATTTCTTTGTTTCGTTTTTATTTTTCGGTTTATTTTATATTATTTTATGGATTTAATGGTTGATATTGCTCTCTTAGAAAGGAGGATAAATTTTCACAATCACCTCAGTATGTGTTTAAACTGCTTAACTAAGCCCCAAAGGCAACTTCTTATGTGATCTTGCTTTATTTTTGATTAATGTATTACATGAATAAAGTATTGCTATAGGAGGAATACCGAGCCTATTTAGGAACAACTCGGGTGTGGCAATCCCACTAATCAAATGTCCAATACATCTTCACTGCATAAAAGTGTACTCAGTGTCGTAAATTCACTTGGAGAAAATAATAATACCCAAAGCTCTGGAGAGAGCTCAAAAATTACTCAAGCAAATGATCCTGATGTTACAATTTCCTCAGGTATTGTTTCGGCTGATTATGGGACCACCTTATTCGCTGATGACGCAAACACTATGCAACGCGATACTTCTCACGATATGAGCGTTCGTAATAATTTGTTGAATCTAATGAACCCTCAGTCAAATAACCAAGATATTATTGATTTCTTGAAGAAACCTATAGTATTAACTAGTGGCTCTTTTGCTACTACAGACACTTATAATATTTTCAATTCTTTCCCAATGCCAGAATCAGCGTGGAGTACTTCTCAAGGCGAAATCTGGGTTTCAAAACTTAAAGGAAATTATGGTATTAGGATGGATATGAAATTTAAATTGGTGGTTAACTCAAATAAATTCCAACAAGGTAGATATTGTTTAGGTTGGATTCCCATGGCAGGTGCACAAAAAGGATTTGCAAATAGCAGATCTGCTTTAGTGGCGCCTGAATTGCATGCTGCATCTTTGATGCAGCGCACTCAGATACCACATGTAGAAATAGATTTGTCTACAGGCACCACTGCTGAACTTGTCATTCCTTTTATGTCTACAAAGAACTTTTACCCTTTGTCCTACATGTTTAATAATCCATTGTCTACTCTTGGAGTGGTTGCTTTATACCCTTATTCCCCATTGGTTTCACCAACGGGGAGTACTGTAGCTACGTATACCCTTTATGTTTCTTTCGAAAACGTAACACTCTACGGTGCGGTATCTCCACAGTCAGCTCTTAATGAAAAAGAATTAGGAAATAAAATGGATGGACCTATTTCTAAACCATTAAAGTGTGTATCTCAAGCTTTTAATGAGTTTGGCAAGATACCCACTCTATCAGCCTATGCTGCTCCAGTTGCTTGGGTTACTGATAGGTTAGCTAGATCTGCCAAGATTTTTGGATTCAGTAAACCTTCTCAAGGTGATAATAATTCAAAGATTCAAATATTGACTAATCCTAATTTCACTACTATTGATGGTGACTCTGATGCGCGTTCATTAGGAGTCATTTCTAAACCAGCTGTACAGTCTATACCCGGTATAGCTGGTACCGATTATGATGAAATGGATTATTCATATTTTGTTAGTAAATATTGTTATATCACTCAAGCACAGTGGACAGGCAACACAATCGGTGGGGCGGCTTCTTGGACCATTCAATGTGGTCCTATCTACTCTTTACCTGTTTCTTCGCCTATCGCTACCACTAATACATATACCCCATTATCCTTTTTAGGATTATTGCATAAGTATTATAGAGGAAGCATTAGATTTAAGTTTAAGATAGTTAAAACGGAGTACCACTCTGGTAGATTGCAGATTGCTTTCAACCCCACTGATGATTATGCTACAAGTGGTAACGAAGTTTATGTAAATCGTATTATTGTAGATATTAGAGAACATGTTGAGTTTGAAGTTGTAGTGCCTTTTATTTCTCAGTATAGTTATTTGCCCACGAATATACCCTATGGTAATATCAACGTTTCAGTCGTTGATTCCTTAGTATACCCTGCGTCGGTTAGCTCTTCTGTTACTCTTTTAGTTGAAGCTTCTGGTGCTGAAGATTTCGAATTTGCCATCCCAAGTTCTACTTCTTATGCTATCCAGTTAGTTACACCTCAATCGGGTATGGATGCTGATGAACTTTTCTCAACTACTATTGGTGAGACAACTATTAAAGCATCACCTACGGCGTTTAGTTCCATGGCTATTGGTGATAAAATTTCTTCTTTCAGATCACTTCTGAAAAGATTTACGCCTCCTCTTCAAGATAATATCGTTCCTGGTACATATCCACTTGATAGTGGAGGTGAGATGACAGTTGTACCTGACCTTATACCCATTAGATCTATGACGTCCATTTCTGCCCCAGCTACAACCAATTCTGATAGATTACCGGACCAGATGGCATTAGTTGCCTCCTGTTTCGCAATGTGGAGGGGTGGAATTAAAGTTAAAGATATTATTGATTACGGATTAATCAATTCTGCGTCTCCTACAGTAGCCAATGCACTTTATGCTCCTTTTAAGGCAGTATTATATACCAACCCGTCAGGAGGTGCAAATACTATGACATCTTCGTTTGCTGCTGGACTCGGCTCATTAGGCACAAATTCAGCCATTGTTGTACAGGATACACGTCAAAACAATGGTATTACTGTTGAAATACCCCAATATACCCAAGCCAATGCCAGAGCCAAGTTTGACTTACTTTCTTCTACTGGACAGGTAGGAACATTGGCTTATACTTATTCCGGTTCTACTACCGGAGTCATAGTCCAATTTGGATGCCCTGCAGCTATATCCACTAACTTATTAGCTTCTGGTATCAACAACAACTATACTTTACACAACATCTTCAGGGCTATGGCCGATGATGGAGAGTTATTAGGCTTTATTTCAATACCACCACTTTCAGTGGTAGGAATTGCTAATCAAGACTATACTCTATATTAGTGTAAATAATGTATTATAATGGATGAGTTAAATCTCCTTACTTTGTAAAAGTATTTAACCTAAGGAATATTAGTTATATTCCACATAAGACGTTAACCGTTGCAGGTTTAGTTAACGTAAACTAAAGAATAGCCCTGCTTTATATTGCTATTCTAGTTGTGTCCTGTCGATGGATTCTAATTCGACCAAGGTTTTATTTAAATCATAAGAGAAAACTTTATAAGTTTGTATATATTCTTTTGGACCTTGGTAGGGTCCAACGTGTACACAATACTACGCTTTTCTCGATTTCCGCAAATTAATTGAGAGGCGGAAAACCTTGCTCAGGGTGGCCGTATCATTTTATGATGCCTGCTTTCCTTTTCTTAATTATGCAA